TCGGTGGGGATGTCTTGACGGATGAGGTCATTGCCGTACGCGAAGCCGCCAGCGATGAGTTCTTCCTCGATGCGCTCGTCCCACCCAGGGGTGCGGAACCGATGGTCATCTCCGATGAACCCGACGATGTCGAACTCAGGGGCGTAGTGCAGCGCGGCGACGTTCATGGGTGGACCCATGCCGCCACCAGAGTGTTCGAACGACGCGACAGGAAGACCGGCCTGGACGTAGTCGATCATGGTGATGTCGTCGTCGTCGACGATGAAGATCATCTCTGTGGTATCGAGAGAGCGAGTCTTCTCGAACGCTTCAAAGGATTCGCGGGCTTGGTCTGGCCTGCCGCGTGAAGGCGTGATCACGATGATTGACATCTCACCCCGCATGATAGCGCGCAAAGAAAGGCCCCGGAGGGTCTGGGCAACCTCCGGGGCGAGCCCGAGACGTTAGCGGCATCTCGGGTCGGGATATTCGGTTGATGGAGCTGACGGGGAGTCGCACCCCGTGTATCCGCTAAACCGTCACTCTAGTGCCCAGAATGACGCCCTAGCAGGCAAATCACTACGCAGCCCCAGGTCGTTGATGGGCCGCACTTGCGTCACGGTCCCAGTCATCGTCCATCTCATTGTAGTCGATGAGGGTGTGACCGAACGTACGGATGCGGTCCTCGTCGTACTCCATCTCGAGGATGTGGCCACCCACTGTCGGGTACAGACCCTTGCGGATGAGCCACGGGTACGAGCCCTGGAAACAGGGTTGCATCACAGCCTGCGTCTCTTGGACCTTGAACACGCCGTAGGTGTGGTAGTGGCCGATGATGACGAGCTGGGTGCGCTTGCGGATGGGGATGGACTCGGTGATCTTCTGCGGCTTGTAGGACTTCGCGTAACTCAGCCCACCAGCGGGGTGGACGACATAGACGCGAAGACCGTCAAGGTTCAGGTAGCAGGCGTCCTGGCCGAGATAGTGGAAGTTCTTGCGGCCGGCGCAGACCTGACGCACCACGTTGGTCCCTGACTCGTTGAGCCAAGAGTCGTCGTGATTGCCCGTGATGAAGTACGTCGGGATCTCCGACTCGGGGTACACATCGAGGGTATAGCCGATCTGACCGTCTGCAGACAGGAGATGGACTTCGTGTTCCATGCCACGGTGCATCTTGGGCGTGCCCTGTGTCAGGTCGCCGGCATGGATGAATGCGTCGACGCCTTCGTCTTCTGCGCGACGATAGAAGTCCCGGAGGGCGGTCAGTTGCTCGAACCGCGACCCGAAGTGCGTATCGGACACGATGCCGATCTTGATGTTGTGAGAAGTCCCGATGTCGACCGTTGCTTCGCTCTCGCGTTCTCGGTCGCCAAGATAGACCTGGCCATTGACGACTCGGAAGTCAACGCCTGAGTCCCACAGTTCGCCGGCCAACTTCTCGAGTCGGGCGACGACCGGGTCCTTGCCAGCGGCTTCCGCAGCCGCATCGTCGATGGTGTCGCCTAGACGAGACATTGGCACTTATCCGCCTTCCCGACCAGCCGATTACGGTGTCGGCGAAGGGAGGACACTCCGATGCGATACGAGAACTCATCGAGCTTCTCTTGGATGATGGTGCATGGGATGCTCTTGTCCTTGAGGCGGGCCAAGAGGTCTTCTGCGTCTTCTTCTTCCATGGACTCGAGCAGGATCGCCGTATCACACGGCGGTCCCTTGATTACCGATTCGGCGTCGATCGCCTCTCCGAGCTTACCCATTGTCCACACCCTTTCGGACATGTTGAAAGAGGCCCCCAAAGAAGAGGGGGCCCCAAAGGATCGACTACGTCTCGTCGTATGAGTACGAGACGGTTTCCTGTGTCCAGTTACCGGGGGCGGCATCGCCGTCGACCTGAAGCTGGAGCACCATGTAGTCGGTGGTGTCGTTCGTCGCGCTGTACGACCCGGAGTCCCACTGCAGCTTGTTGCCGCTGGTGTAATCCGTGAAGTCGTCCGTTGCGACGGAGGACGCTGTAGCGACCGGTGTCACGCCCGTGACGTAATCACCCGTGGCCATGAGGGTCGTGGATGAGTCGACCGCGCCATCTCCCCATGCGAGGAAGTTGGTGACGCCGTTGTCGGGGGCTGCATCCACCTTGAGCTTCAGCCACTTCTCGTAGCTGTTGGTGCCCACGGTGATGGGGTTGGCTTGGCGGTTTCCAAGCGAGTTGGTATCGGAATCTGCCGAGACGAGGTCGATGCCTGTCTGCGCTGCGGACTCCGTTCCTGCGCCCGTACTGGTGTACACGCGGAGGGTGAGAGTGGCGACCATTGTCTACTCCTAGCGTTCGCCCGCCGTAGCCGTGACTTCCGGTTCGCTGGACTTCGGCGTCGAGCTTCCATCGTCAGGTGGGGGCGTGCTGTTCGACTCGATGATGTCTCGAGCCGTTGGAATGTCTTCCTCGCTCTGGAAGCGGACGATATTGCCGCCCACGACCGCAAGGAAGGAGTCTCCGAGCGTGCCCCCGACTGGGGCCCGCCCTTCAGATCGCCTCGTTTCGTCGAGCTTCACCCATGGTGCGCCTGACATCGAGTTACGGGCTACGGTCGCTCGGCTCTGTGACTCCCTGAGGTTGAGCGACGTGAACTTGAATGCAAGGTTGTTGTCCTTCCCGCCGTATGACGGGTCGTGGACGACTTCCCTCGTCATGTATGACTGTACCAAGTCCAACAACGGCCTAAGGCCCCTGTCGTCCGTTTGGTCGGACGTGACTTGGGCGGTTGCTCGGTTCGTGTCCATCGGGATGCCCAAGTCCTGCAGCGACATGCCGAAGACTGCGGCGATCTTCTTCGCGAGGTACATCTGCCACTCGAGGAACTGCATCTCTCGGTTATTGGCTCGGAACGGCATGAACTTGGCGTTCTTCGAACCACCCAGGAAGGCCATGGCACCCTTACCGGCTACCTCTGCTTCCCAGTACCGCTTGAAGTCGTCGACGAGGTCCGGACGGGCCTGCTCGCCGAGGTCGAGGATGCCGTCCGGGGCCGGGGCCTTGACCTGACGAGCATTGAAGCCCTGTCCGGTGAGTTCTGCGTCGATGACAGCACGCAGCGTCTCGAGAGGCGCAAGTCCGACCACGCGGTACGTCATCGGGTTGGCTTGCATGTAGATGAGGTCATTCGAGAGGAAACTGGCCCGTTCCTGGTGGTCCGGATACCAGTAGTAGCGTGGCATGTCCTGGTCGCCGGCCCAGAAGCGGTTGACGCGGATCGTGCCGCCATCGACCGGGTGCAGGAAGGCGATACCGCCACCGAGGGTGCGTTCCTTCTCGACACAGCCAGAGTCGAGGACGAGGAGGTCTTCGACGACGGATTGGATGAATGGTCGCCATTCCTCGAAGATGGGAGAGGGTTCCCGAAGGATCTCGGTGATCTGGGCAGCCATGTCCATGTTGGCCGGCTTATCCCAGTCATTCGGTTCGATGATCCACTCTGCGGTCGCGACTTGGTCGCGCCTGATGTTGAGGGCTGCTCGCACCCACTCGGAGTGTTCGGCCCAGTTTCGGAAGAGTTGGACGTTCGGCTTTCCGACCTTGCCACGGTCTTGCATCGTCAGGGTCGCTGTCGGGGCGTTCGGCACCCTCTGCGGGTTCGTCCGCATCGCATTCCTGATCGCATTCCGAGCAAGGGCACCATCATGCCCGTCCGAGAAGATGTCTCGCAAGCTCATAGCGTGTCCTTGAAGTGCTGATCGATCAGGGCGCTCTGAGCCTGAAAGACGGCGTCTCCAAGACGCTGCTCGTCAGCCATGCGGATAGCCTGTTCGTAGGTATAGCGATGTGTGGGGATCTGGGCATCCGTAAGCATCGCCTTGACGTGCGGTGCGACGTCACGGACGCCATCACGGAACTGCATCGTGATCCGCTCCTCAGTCATATCGCCTCCTGCTAAGTGTGCCGAAGAAGAACCCGCCACCGCCGAGGTCCATCGAGAATCCGAGGGCATCGACGAGGTCGTCGTGTCCCTTCGGGAAACTCGTGAGCTCACTCTCGAACTCTGTCTCGAAGAGCGAGCGGTGGTGAAAGACCTTGTGAGCCTCGTACTTCGCAGCAACAGCGCGAGCACGAGTCGTCTTATCGACATCAGATTGCTTTCCCTCGATGGGGATGTGCGGGTAATCCCGCATCACCTCCTGGATAAGGGTTGACTGGAACTGCTGCGACTCACAGACCACCAAGTCCGAGTTGTAGGCGTTGAACCCGTCTCGGATGAACTCAGCATGACTGTGTTCTCGCTTGTCCCTGAAATACGAGAGGACGTAGTAGTTGCCTTGTTGGTCGCGGGCCGAAGTGACCCTGGCCGTGAAGTCGGCGCGTTCCCTCTCTGATGAAGCCAAGTCGATGCCCATGGTGATGGTGCAACCTTCCGGGAGGTCTTCCATCGAGTCGAAGTACTGGAAGAAGCGCCGCTGGAACACGTCGCCCGACATGATCCCGGAGATGTCGTTCTGGTACGCGCACTGGAACATCGGCGTACCCAGTTCGACCTGTTTCTCCTGCAGCTTCTTCACCGGCCAATGCTCTGGCCAGTAGGACGTCAGCGTCCCGTCCTCGTCCTCTTCGAGTGCCTTGACGCGCTTGTACTTCCAGCCCTTGCCGCCCTTCTCGATCGGTGTGAAGAGCTGCTCGTACAAGTCGTCTTCTGCCCAGCGCGTGCCGATGATGATGACCACGCCGTCAGGCGTGAGACACGGCAGGAGCGTCCTGAGGAACCACGTTTCGACCTTCTCTCGGGCCTCTGGCGTGTTGGTGTTCTCTTCGTCAAGGATGTCGTCGCAGAGGATGATGTCGAAACGCTTGCTGATGATGGGGCCACCAGTGCCGGCCGCGTACACCGTGACGTCCTTGGAGCCGTGCCACTTTGAGTCCTTGTGCAGCCACTCCATGTCGCGCCACTTCTCCTTGGACGCGCACTCTCCGAAGATCTCCCGGTGCTTGTCGTTCGACTCCAGGGTGAACCGGATGGCTCGCGAGAAGTCGAGTGCTTGCGTAGCGGTGTTGCTGATGAGCCCGACGCGGAGGTCGGGGTACATGCATGTCAGCCACGCGAGGAGGATGGTGTTGCCCC